TATAAATTCCTCTACAGGAGCTATTAGTGGAACTCCAAATTCAGCAGGAACTAAAACATTTACTATAAGAGCAACAGCAAATTCTAAAACTGCTGATAGACAATTTTCAATAGTTGTTGTTGTTGCATATTCTTCTTCTTATTTAGTTTTAGCAGGTGGTGGTTCTTCAATGAGTTTTGGCGGAGGTGGTGCAGGAGGATATAGAAATTCATACGCATCAGAAACTTCAGGAAGAAATTCAGCAACAGAAACACCTTTAACTTTTCAACAAGGAATAGTTTATACAATTACAGTTGGTGGAGGCGGTATTCAAACAGCAGGTGGAACTAGTGCAAATGGTAATGGTAATGATAGTTCTATTTCTGGTTCAAATATTACTACAATAACCTCTTTAGGCGGAGGTGGCGGAGCAAGTAATTCTGCTGTGTATGGCAGTACTCCTGTTAAAGCTAGAGATGGCGGAAGTGGGTGCGGTTCTTCTTACGGAGCTAATTATAATTCAATAGTAGGATTTGGGACTGCTGGTCAAGGTTTTGATGGTGGTATTGGTGTTGATGGTATAGTTGCTTTTACACGAGGAGGCGGAGGTGGCGGAGCTGGTGCGAACGGACAGGACGCATCAGGTAATGCAGGAGATGGCGGAGCTGGATTAAGTTCCTCTATAACAGGTTCGGCAGTTCAAAGAGCTGGGGGAGGAAACGGAGTGGCTAATAATGGCTCTTATAATAGTTCAGGTTCAGCTTTTGGCGGTGGTGGTGCAATGCAAGCCGCACCAGCTAATAAAGGCGGTGGAGCAGGAGGCGGTTTTAGTCCTGCTGGAAATATATCAGGTGGCTCAGGAGTTGTTATACTTCGTATGCCAACTGCAAGTTATTCAGGAACTACAACTGGTTCGCCAACAGTATCACCAGTTGGTAGTGATACAGTTTTAATATTTAACGGAAGTGGGAGCTACACAGGATAAAAAAAATATGGCACATTTTGCAAAATTAGGAATAGGAAATATAGTTGAACAAGTAATTGTAGTTAATAATTCTGTAATCACAGATGAACAAGGAATTGAACAAGAAAAACTTGGTGTAGATTTTTTAAATAAACTTTACAATACAAGAGATGTTTGGAAACAAACTTCTTATAATGGAAAATTTAGAAAAAATTATGCAGGAATTGGTTATCACTATGACGAACAAAAAGATGCTTTTATTGCACCTAAACCTTTTTTATCTTGGACATTAAACGAAACTACTTGTCGTTGGAACGCACCAATACCTCAACCAGATAATAGTAATAATTATTTTTGGAATGAACAAAAACAATCTTGGGGTTTAGTACCTTAATAAAAAAGACCATAAGTCTTTTCTAACGTCAAAAAAACAAATAAAATATGGTAAAAAAAGTATATCAAAACCCTAGTGGAGGACTTAACGCTAAAGGACGAGCTTACTTTAATAGAAAAGACGGCTCTAATTTGAAATCTCCAGTTAAGTCTGGTATAAATCCACGTAGAATTTCTTTTGCTGCTAGGTTTGCAGGTATGAGAGGTTCTTTAACTGACGATAAAGGACGACCAACACGTTTGAAATTAGCACTTCGTGCTTGGGGGTTTGCTTCAAAAGAAGCAGCTAGAAATTTTGCTAATAGACATAAAAAATCTTAACTAAAAAAAACTTATGAAAAGAAAAGGACTTTATGCGAATATAAATCGCAGAAAGAGATTAGGTATATCTAGACCTAAATCTAAATCTACAATATCAGCTAAAGCATATGCAAATATGAAAGCTGGTTTTCCAAAATAATAACAATACAGGAGAATAAATGTTTACAAAGTTTGAAATACCGTCTTATGAAGAAATTAAAAAAGCTTCAGAAAATTATATAGGACAGATTCAGAAATTTTGGGCAGATGCTTTTAAAGACTTTTCTAAGTCTGTGGAAGTATTTTTTCAAAATAACAAAAAGTAAATAACTAACAACCAAAGGCGACTACTATGGGAAAAAAGAAAAAAGAAGTGTCGGTTATGGATTTAATTGAGGAAATTGAAGACAAACTGGCAGAGTTAAAAAACAAAGTAGACGATCAAGACGACATCTCAGATGATGATTACAATTCTGATTTTGAAGATGAAGACAACGACTAGTTAAATATTAAGTAGTCGGTTGTTACTTGTTTAGATACAACCGACTATTCCAAATTAATATGAAAACTAAAAAAAGAAAAATATCCAGTAGAAAAAGTCAGATTAATAGTAATTTATTAATTCATATATTAAAAGATATGAATAGTAAAATAGAAAATATACACGTTGATATTACTAAACACGGTGAGGATATTATAGAATTAAAACAACAAATTGCTATGTCAAAAGGTGGATTAAAAGTTTTAATAGGAATCGCCGCTATGTTAGGTACAATATTTACAATCTGGCAATATATTTTAGGTAAAAATGGCTCGTAGAAATTATAGATTAGAATATCAAAAATATCAATCTTCACTAGAATCTAAATTAGATAGAGCATCTAGAAACAGAGCAAGAAGAAATTTTATGGCACGTGGTATTGTCGCTAAAGGAGATGGTAAAGATATAGACCATAAAGACAGTAATCCACGGAACAATTCTCCAGATAATTTAAGAGTAACTTCTAAGAAACTAAATAGAGGTAAATACAGAACACAAAGAAGATAATATATGTTTAATTTTTTAATTGGCTTAATCAAAAACCCCCTTACATCTTTAGTAGTTGATAAGACTATTGGAGAAGTAAAACATTATCTTGAATTAAAAAAGATTGAACGAGTAGCAGAAATAGAAGCCGCTAAGGCAATACAAGTTGCACAAGTAGAGGCTTCCGAAAAATCTTGGAAAGATGAATGGCTTACTATTTTTACTACTGTTGGAATAGCTGTGTGTTTTATACCAGCATTACAGCCCTATATGATGAAAGGTTTTGAGATAATTAAATCAGCACCCTCGGAATTATTATATGCTGTACTAGTTGTATATTGTGGTAGCTTTGGTTTGAATATTATGGATAGATTTAGAAAATGATTATAATAAAAAATTGTATATATAAATTAAGAATAGGTATATGCACATTATTAAATAATTGTAAATGTAATAAATTAAATGTATCTAAATGCAAACATACCATTAATTGAATGCTATGTACGTGGAAATTATTTAAGAGATCAAAGAGATTCTCACGATAAGTATTTTTGGTGTGTTGTCTTTGGAGTAACAAGTATACCAAAACAAGTACCACTATTTAATTTTGTAATGGAAGATGGTGGGGTTTGGTGGAGATCACCTATATCTGCCTTTTGTCAAGAAGAAGGAATACCAGAACAACCATTATCAGAATTATGTTTATGGGATAGTTTCTCATATAATATTGCAGTTACAACTTTTCATCAATTATCAGGAAGTAAAATTAAATTTTTACAAAGAGATAAAAAAGAACAATTAGGTAAATACTTATTTACTTTAGATTGGAGTGAAGGAGATTTTAACGAACTTGATTTTGGTTACGCCTCTAAACCAGATCAACATAAGTGCGGTCACGTTATACAAATGGACAATGGTAATTTTGCTATACAGCCCAATAATAGAATAAGAGTATTTGATTCTAATATGGGTACTAATTGGAATGACCCACCATTAATTAAAAGACTTGTAAATACTAATGTTTGGAGTGTAGAAGATCAACCTAAGTGGACAACTGCTGAGGAAGAAATTGGTCAATATGACTACGAATACAAAAATACAGAAGAAAAATGATAACAAAATATCTAACTAAATTAAATACATATTTGACTAAATTTTTATGGAAAAAGGAACAAAACAAAAGATTACAAAGATTAAAAAACTTGATAAAAAAAATATAAGTTCATTACACTATTTTCCATACAAAAAACTTAAATCAGAATTACATTGGTTAGATGCTAAATCTAAAACTGGTTGGTCTACAAAAGACGAACTAAAAGAATTAAAACCAGCTAAATGTATTACTAGCGGTTGGGTATTCGAAGAAACTAAACATTACATAAAAACTTTTTCTACTTATTCATTAGAAGAAGACGGGACTATTGAGTTTGGAGAAATTTTAGTAATCCCGAAAAAGTGGATTATTAATTAAATGTACTCAGCAGTAATTTGGTTAGGTATAATAATGGGTACATATTACGAAATAATACCATTTCATAATCCAAGTCTTTTTTTTGATACTAAAAAATCTTGTGAAGAATTTGTACAAAAAAATTACAATGAAATTACTTTGTCTATAGAAAGACAATTTTCTTACGAACCAAATGTTAAACTTGCTAAAGTTTTATCTATGGAGTGCGTAGCAAACAAATATAACTAAATATATTAATATGTCAGAAAAAATAAAAACATTAGAGGATTTACACGAACTATTAGCTAAAACATTACTAGATAAGATAAGAGACCCAGAAGTCAAAAGTGCGGATCTAAATGTAGCCCGTCAATTCTTAAAAGATAACAATATAGACTGCATACCTAAATCTGGAAATACAATAGGTAAATTAGCCGAAGAATTACCCTTTAAATTGTCAGATTTACAGGACATAGTGCTAGATAAGGAAGTAAACTAAAAAACGCATATACGTGCGTTTAAACAAGAAATAAAGGCTATTTATGAACGATATAACACGTGATTTTAGGAATTTCTTATATTTAGTATGGAAACACTTAAATATCGAGCCTACACCAGTACAATACGATATAGCTAATTATTTACAAACTGCTCCTCGCAGATGTGTAATACAAGCTTTTAGAGGTGCTGGTAAATCTTGGATATGTAGTGCCTTTGTGTGTTGGAACTTGTTGCGTGATCCTAATTTAAAATTTTTGGTTGTTTCTGCTTCTAAAAACAGAGCAGATGACTTTAGTACGTTCACTAAAAGATTAATTAGTGAAATGGAAATATTAAAACACCTTACACCTAAAGCTGACCAAAGAGGTAGTAATGTCTCCTTTGATGTAGCTTTAGCTAAAGCATCTCACGCACCAAGTGTTAAATCAGTTGGTATAACTGGACAGATAACTGGATCAAGAGCAGATTATATTATTTCAGATGACTGTGAGAGTTTAAACAACTCATTAACACAAACAATGAGAGATAAGTTATCGGATAGTGTAAAAGAGTTTGAAGCAGTATTATCTCCTAATGGTAAGATCATATTCTTAGGTACACCTCAATCAGATATGAGTTTGTATAATGATTTACCAACTAGAGGATATGAAGTTCGCATATGGACTGCCCGTATGCCAGAAACTAGTAAACTTGTTAAATATGGTGAACGATTAGCACCATTTGTAGTTAACAGTAATCTAGCTAGTGGTGAGCCTGTAGACCCAAAAAGATTTACTGATATAGACCTAAAGGAAAGAGAAGCTTCTTATGGTCGTTCTGGTTTCTCCTTACAGTTTATGTTAGATACTACTTTATCTGACAAAGATAGATTTCCACTTAAATTATCAGATTTAGTGGTTATGGATATAGACAATAAGATTGCACCAGTACAAATAGCTTGGGCAGGATCACAAGAGTATGTTTGTGAAGACCTACCAAGTGTCGGATTTACAGGAGACAAATACCACAAACCTATGTTTATATCAACAGAGTTTGATGCTTATAAAGGTTCTGTTATGGCTATAGACCCTAGTGGTAGAGGTAGTGATGAACTAGGTGTTGCTATTATAAAACAATTAAATGGTAATTTGTTTGTACATACTTGTAAAGGTTTAAAAGGTGGTTATAGTGAATCTAATCTGATTGATTTAGCTAAGATGGCTAGACAAGCAGAAGTTAATATGGTTATTGTAGAAAGTAATTTTGGTGATGGTATGTTTACCCAATTACTAAAACCAATAATTAATAAATACTACCAAGTAACTATTGAAGAAGTAAATCACTCTAAACAAAAAGAATTAAGAATTATAGACACTTTAGAGCCATTACTTAACCAACACAGACTAATTGTTAGCCCACAGCTTATTCGTGCTGACTTTGATACAAACGATCCCCACTACCAACTGTTCTACCAATTAACTAGAATCACTAAAGATCGTGGTTGTTTGCGTAATGAAGACAGAATAGATGCACTAGCTATAGGTGTTGCATATTGGATTGAACAACTTTCAGTAGACAGTACAAGACAAGTAGAAGATTTTAAAGAAAGAAAACTACAAAACGAGCTAGATAGATTTATGGAACACGCTTTAGGTAGAAAGCGAGACACTAATAATTGGATTAAGTTATAACTAATAATACTAATATATACTATTATTAGACTACTACTAGTTCCTATATAAGTGTTATATAGGTTATTATTAGTGTTATAACCTAGTTCCTATACTAATTGTATATTAGTAGGTATACCAGTAGTATACCAGCTGAGAATAGACCTCTATGTCTATTTTAAGGTGATTTTCTGTGTTGTCAAATACTTTTTTTAAAAAAATATGAAACGGTATCTAGTTATCACCCTCTGTCAAAAACCCCCCTACAACCCCAAGTTGTACTCGTAAAACGTGTAAATTAAAAACAACTAGTAATTGTAAGGTTTATAGACTGTAAAATAAAAAAGACTGCGTATCTTTTTTAAATAAAGATAAAAAAAATTGAAAAAAGTTTTGGTTTATTTGTTTACCAATGCGATCAGTTTTTTTTGATCTACGGGGTAAGTAAGCCGTATCTTACTTTTTTGATGGATTTAATTTTGATGGGGTTAATTCGAACATTAACAACCCGTCATTAGTTTTAACCTTTTTAAATCCTAGATTTTTTAAAGGTTTAAAAAAGTCTTTTTTGTTTTTTTGTTTTTTCATAAATCTATTTAACAATCGCAACTAGCAATTTCATAACCGCAATCAACGCAATTTCCGTCCTCGTCTACTCGATTATGTTCTTCTTCATAAGGTTCGGGATCTTCATTGTTAACAACTGGGGTTTCATTATCTAACATTTTTAATTTATTAGTTTTTTGATCTAAAATTAATAAATATTTTTTCTCACTCATTTTTTATTTATTAATTTATTAATATGGTTTTGTAATTCTAGTTTTTTTAAATACTTATTTGTTAAATAATTATCAATCT